GACGTGCTTGCCTATCGCCAAGCAGTGCGCACAGCTTCAAATGCGCGAGAAGCAGAAATTCTGGCCACTACCAGCGTTGAAGAATTACGTGAGCTTCTTTTTGGTAGCCAATATATTTACTCCGTTGATCCTTTAACAGGCGAACAATCTGATTCTGTGAATCCTGATGTGGCCACACCTTGGCCTCAGTTTGTTTAAGCGTCGAACAATTCAACACTAGCCGTTTGGGACCGTGAGCGCAGCCAAGCTCATGGCCAAGCGCTGACAATAGTCTTACGCGGCTAGTGACGTTTGACAGCGGCTCTATGCTGCACACATGGAAACGATCACCCAGCAGCAAGTACAGGAGATGATTGATGCCGCCATCAGGCGGCACAATCGCAATGCTGGCATCATCTCGATGGTGGTGGGCTGGGCCGTATTGGGCTTCTATGCTGATGGCTTGTTTCGCATGATCCATCGATGAAGCCAATTGATGAGGTGTGGTATGAGCAGCAAACTGACGGCTTGAGCGACTGCCTGCAAGAGCTCATTAATGATGGTGGAGCAGAAAAGGCGCAGGAAGGGCTATGTGACGCGATAATGACGTGGATTGACTATCACCAGCAAGAGCTGAATAAATGGAAGGAACTGGCAACTCTGCTTCATCTGCCCATCGCCACCGGGACTGGCTCAACAGTCCTGAATTCAAAGAGCTTCAGTACGCCTTCAATGCTCACAGGGAACAGACTGTGAGAGAAGATGCCGAATGGTGGGAAAACTTGTCTTATGAGGACAAGCTCAAGGCATTCCGTTGCATCTGTCGTCGCATTTATCAAGGCGATGTGAAGGACAAAGGAACGTATCGCTTTGTTCTTTACAACACGTTTGGCTTTGATCTAGATGCCTATGCAGATGGGATGGACTGTGGTTATATGACCATCCACAATCTCATTTGGGCTGGACTGGAAGCGGAGCGACAGCGCGTTCAGCGCATTCAGAACATTGCCGACGAGGAGCTAGAGAGTGATAACAAAAGCCCTTTGCCGCAAGAGCAAGCCCCGATGCAATAAGAAAGCTGCCAATTAGTTCTAGGCCCATTGCCTCATTGCCTCTGCAATTATTCTATTTTGGCAAAACTTGCGGGGGTTCGCCGTCAAGCGTCCAAGTGATACGCATTTCACCACCCAATGCTTTTACTGCATCGCTTGCATTATCTGGCGCCTTGTGTTCAATCATTACTGACGGCACAACTGCATTGGGCAGAGGCGTGATCTGGGCTTTGGGGAACAACTCCTGAGCTTTGGCTGCAAGCTTACTGGCAGTGTCAGCTCGATGTTCTTTTTCCCATGTGGCAATAAGCTCTTTGGCTTGCTCATCTACTTTTTCTAAAACAATTTTAGTTTTCCATTCAATCCAGTCTGGACGACAATGAGCCATCATTAGCTTGAACCATGGATTGAAGCTGAGTGATGGCCATTGCCGGGCTGCCCAGAGGCCCAGTTCGTAGCACATTGCATTAAACCAGGCCTGTCTGTTCATCCTTCTTGGTAAACGCTGATGAAGATGGAGCCAGTTTTCAACAGGGGCATAACGAAATCCCGGAGGTGGGCATTGTGCATGCGCACGCAACCATGAGTGGCGTAAAGCTTCTGCACGGGCGCCCAAGCGCCCGGCCACCCATTGGCACTACCACCGCCGTGAAGCATGATTCCAGCGCGTCCTACACCGCTCTCCTGTCCTTCTAGATCGATCATGTCAAGGCTGTACCAGCCATAGGCCATGAGTGTGCGATCAAACGCAGGCTTATCGCCATTCAGTTCGTAATCGCGGTAGACAGTGCCCACCTTGTAGAGCCCAGGGGGTGTGTCAGTGTTGCGCAGCTTCCATTCATAGTCGCTGCCTTGACCACGAGCCAATGCAGGCAATTCCCATAGTTGCCGGCCTTCAAAATCGAAGCACTTTGCTGTTTCCACCGCATCGTTAACAACAATGTGGTGGTCGCCTTTTTTGAAGCCAAATTGTTGAGGCTTTTTCTTGGGTCCGATCATGGCAGAAATGACTGTTGTTTCCGGCGCATATTGTTTCATGAGCCGCGACAATTTTGAAGGATACTCGGGATCTGTGGCATACGCCTGCTCTTTAAGCATGCGAGCAGCTTCATAGCGATTGCGAGCCCTGTTGACGCCATGAAATCTGCCGTAATCCTTGTACCAACGACTGACTAGGTATTCAATGCATGCTGCAAGCGTAGGGAAATCAATAAAACCAGCTTTAATGGTCACCCAACGACCGTCATAAAACTCTTTTGTTTCCCTTGTGGAGCCACCTCCCTTCAGGCCAAATGCATTGTTTTGCCCTGAAAAATGCTTTCCAAAACCACTCTCAAGCGCCCACTGAGCAGCTACAAGGTCAGGATATTTTGCTCCTATGCTTTTGGCATAGGAGCTCACTCCCTCCCATGTATTGGGAATGTCTGTCACTTGTTCACACGGAAGATGGTCTTCAGGCCTTCCATCAGAAGCTGAAGCACGTTGTTGCTCTTCCAAGGAGAGCGATCAAGGATTTGATCGGCAGCACCAATGATGATGCCACCAATTACGAACCATTCAACGCCAGTCATAAACCCAAATGCGGTTTATTACAGATTAGCGACGCACTTCCAGGTTGCGCACCCGAGCTTCAAGGGCGCCCAAGTTTTCCGTAAGCGTGTTTAATTTCTCGGTGATGCTTTCAATCTGTGTGGCCACTTTCACTTGTTGATTGCCCACTGCAACCAACATGCCACCTGTGGAAAGCAGCATCCCAGCAGTAATGGTGGCTACAAAGTTCGCCAGCCCTTCTTTCATAGCCTGCATTTGTAGCCGATATTCTTTAATTATAAGCTTGCTTCGCTGGGCTTGTTTCGGCGATAGATTGGGACAAACCAATTGAAGAAGAGCGTCATGTTTGTGGCGTATGAGCCGAATGATTACATTCGCGACCTCATTGAATTACGCTCATCCGATGCAACGCGACGTTTTAGAAAGTCCATCTTCACCGACTATCCATTGAGAGGCCCGCTAGGGCAGCCAGCTTGTGCATTCTGCGGACGCTGGCATGACAAACTCACGCTCGACCACATTGTTCCGAAAAGCAAGGAAGGTCCGCATTTTGCTAGGTGGAACCTGGCTCCAGCCTGCACTCATTGCAACCTCGACAAGAGCAATTTACCGCTGTTTGAATGGTGGCGGCCCAAGGATTGGTGGTCTGAGCAGCGTGAAGAAATCTTGATGACTTGGATTTACGTCAACAGTTTCATCGATGCCCACACTAATTCCGCTGAATACTGGAGCATCCTGGAAAGCCGTCGAGTGGTGCAGCAAGTGCCAGTGCAGCGACCACAAGAAAGGGGGCCTTCGTGGCCCCCTTTTGACTATGCAAAACAATGGGCAGCGGCCTAGCCCACGGGGGAGAACATAATCCGATCTTCGCCGCCAGGAGCCGAGATGGGCACGTCGTAGCGAATGCCGGGCATAGGACAGAAACCATCTTCGCAGTCCATCCCAATGCCATCTGGAGGCAGCCCCAAAGGAGGGAAGGCTTCATTGGCATCAATGGTGCTGATCAGGCGATCCAAGTACCACCGCGCCTTTTCCAAGTCTTCCCGGCCATTTTTCTTTTCGTAACGCCAGAGGTAGGCGATGGCAGTGAGCTTGAGGTGGGCGCAGAAGCCTTCATGGGAGCTGCATGCCTCCAGGGCTTCAATGCATTCCACGGCACCATCTTTGTAATGGTTGGGATTGATGGGATCGTTCATGATGATGGGCTTAGAAGGAATGACCATGTGCCTTGAAGGCCTCAAAAGCTTCAGCAACTATAGGCTCCGCAAGCTCAGCCATACGGTCGGCGTAGGCTCGTATTTCCCATTGCGCATCAGCGGGCTGACGCAAACTCAAGAAATGCAAGAGAGCCTGAAGGCTGCAGGTCCAAACAAACGATGTGTAGTGGCAAACGGGAAGAATGCCACGGGCCTGCTCTTTGCTTACGCCCACTGCCAACAGCGTTGAGTAGGCCTCGTGTACTGCCTGCAACGCTTCAGCATATTTAAGACGCGCCAACTTGGCGCTGCCTGCATCAAGCACGCCATCAGAGGCTTGCTTGTTGCTGGCGCTCTGCTTTCTAAATTCATTTGGAAAATAAAATTCCTCCTGATCAGCAGCGCAATAACGAAAGCTCTTCTCATTCCAGCCCAGTTGATCATTGGCATACGTGCCACCAATCACATGCTTCCACCATTGTCTTGCAACAAACAGCGGAGCCTTTACTTGCCACTTAAAGACAACACCCCGGAAGGGGCTGGTGTGACGATGGGCGACCAAGTAATTGAGCAGTTTTTGCTCTTTGGGTCCAAAGTCTGGACTTTCAAGATCAAAGCTTTGTCGTGCATCGCAAACAATGTCCATTGAACTTCCCATCCAGTCAAGCAACCGGACGCTACTAATACCATCACCGAGGGGATCATGGATGGAGAAATCAGGCATCGGACGAATTGGAAGCGAGATCATGAGCGGCAAGCATGGCATCAGATGTGCGCCATGCAGTAACGAGGAATTGGGCGAAAGACTCAGGCGTCATCTGTTCATTGCTGCTCATAAATTCCGGCAGCAATGCCAGAAGGGAAACGGCGGCGAACAAATCGCGTTTGGTGATGGAGTCAGTCATTGAACGAGGCGGAGGCGGGATACTGCATGGACACTAATGCGGGCAGGATGCCGCAAGCCGGCATCCCATTCCACTTGAGCTTTCTGTACCTTGCGTCCCCGAGAGTCAAGCTCAGACTGAAGGGAGACAATGGTGCCGTGAAAACCTGAATAGATCCACCCGGCGGCCGTAAACGAGAGTAGGACCACTCGTTCTCCGATAGCAAAAACATGGGCAGATGAAGACCGAAGAGATTGTTTGAATCGCTCAGGGGGCAAAACCCTAAGAAACAGTTCGGAGGTTTCGCCAGATTCCACGGCCCTGCAAAATGTCTTTCTGGCATCGAGCAGGGTTACGCTAGATAAAAAGGAAAAAACCATGCAATACAGCTTGCCTGTGATTCTTGATTACGATGGGAGGAAATGTCTTGCCACCATGGGTCCGTTTGAGCGCAGTCTAGAGCGCGACTTTTCTTTGGCCGTAAATAAGAAGGCCATTGAAGAGTGCGACGATCCGGTCAGGCTTAAGGAAGTGGCCACTAACCTCCTGATGGGCTGGAGCAATATGCAAGGGGCAATTGGCAGCCTTGTAAAAGAGAACATGCAATTGCGTCATGCTATGGCTGTCCAAGACAGTGATTTAAGAGCCGCAGAGCAGCTCCTTAACGAAGTGGTGGCAAATGCTGATCACCAATCAGGCTCTGGTCTCTCCAGCAGGCCTCGCCAAGCATCGCGACCCAATTGGAATCTTTGGCCGTGGCAGATGTGAGCAAATACACTTTCCAGCCACACATGGTGGCAAGGTTGTATTTTCTTGCATCGCGTTCATAGCCTGATCCAGTGACGTGGCGGCCACGCATATATGTGCCGCCTTGAATCTCAATGATGCTTTGCGATGAAATGTGGGCAAAATCTGCCCGATAACGCCGGGAGCGTTTGCTTTTTGCGTAGCGCTCTTGGTAGTCCGATTCCCAGCCAGGAACATCAGAGAATTCTCTGACAAGTTCCAGCATTGGCCATTTCACCTGCCAAAGAGCATGAAAATCTTCTTCAAGAGCGCTCAATGATTAGACAGTAGCTAGTTGTACACTAGCTCCTGCATTTTGGTACTTCCCATTGCCATAGGCATTAGCCGATGACGATGAGGAGCGAATCATCACCACTTGCACAATGCCTTCATTGGCATAGATGCGAGCGGGGTAGCCATTGGTGTTGACAATGCACATAGTCAAATGACCAGTCCAACCAGGCTCAATGGGCGTCACATTAACGATCACGCCACAGCGGGCATAGGTGGATTTGCCGTAGCACAAGCCAATCACATCCCTTGGCATTGAAACGCGCTCCAGGCTTACGCCAAGGCCGTAGGAATGCGGAGGGATGCGAAAATAAGCGCCTTCGGGCGCGTAGTTCAAACAGCTCTCGTAGGGGATGGTGTCGTCAAAAGCCTTGGGATCGAGCTCTCCCTTGCGCTTGCTGTAGTCCTTGCTGACAATCAAAAACTGATCAGGTGACAAACGAATGTCATAACCAGCGTGAGATAGCCCAAAAGAAAGAGCAGATACGCCCGACTCCAGTACTTTGCATTTTTCGCCCGTAAAGGGAAAGAACACATCAGCCTCAGCCAGAGCAGTGATGTCGCGGTCATTGAGCAACATTGATTTAAAAAGAAAGAACAAAGGGGCGCAGAGCGCCCCCGGTTGATCAGAACAAATCGTCAGAAGACGACTTAACACTGGTGCCACTAGAACGACCAGTGTTGTCCCACATCGAGGCATAGCCCTTGGCGCCATTCATCTTGCCTTTTACTTGCACTTGGCCAGTAAAACCAGGCTGAGTGTCGCTGGTGCGGCGATCATTGGTCCACAGAGATGCCTGCAGGCTATAGAGGCCACGGTCGTTGGGACCGGCCTCCTTGGCTTCGCGGAACACGTCTGCGGGGATGTCGATGGAGACTTTGTACAAAGGCTGAGTAGCCATGGAAAACAGAAAGAGAACGGAACAACAGTAGCGACTACAGACTTGAAATCAAGCTCCCCTGTCCGTAGAAATTGTGAAAGGCATAGCCCCTGGATACCATTGGAAAAAGTAATCCTGAGTCTTTTGTGCCATCACACCAGCTTGCGCTACCAATTCGCTGGAATCCAAGCTCACGATTTGAGCCTGTTCACCCTCCCCCGTGTCGGGGTCGTAGATGGCTATTGCACAATACGCCTGATTGATTTCGATGTCATACATCTGCTCAATTGCTTGCGCATAGGCACCAAGCTGCATGCGGTAATCACCAAGTTGGTTATCCTTCTTGGCTTTGTAACTGGTCTTCCAATCCAGGAGGGCATAGGAGCCGTCTTTCATGGTTGCCAACATGTCAAATGTGCCTGAATAGCCAATTTGCCTGGCCGGGCAATACCAGGCAATAGCGCTTTCGACAAGCACTGGCTCGCCGATGGTGTCAAGAAAAGACTGAACGGAAAAATAATAAGGGGCAAATTTTGAGCACTTGTCCAGATGCTCCTCAATATCTTCTCCATTGAACAAGTCTTCTAAAACGCCATGCAGCCAATTGCCACGTTCCGTGGCCTCGCGGGTGCGGCGATTGGCCTCCTCGTCTCCTACTTTCTTGCGCCAATTGACGAGAGCCATCACTTTTCCTACAGGCGCCATAGTGGAGCCCACAGTGGTTACAGACGGCAGAACAATCCCCACCGGTACATTGGGGAAGTCGTCACAAATGTAGTGACGCTTCTTGTTGATTTGAATGCGATGAGGTTCGTAGCGGGGAAGGGTCATAAGACGCGCTAGCTGGAGATCGAAGCAGGCCATCAGTTGCTATAACGTCGGCAATAGCTCCCTGATGTGTAATAGTTCAAGGGACAAGCGCCATCCTTAATGACGACATTGGTGGCATGTCGTAGCGGCACACAATAATTTCCATTAGTGATGTAATTAATTGGACACCCTCCCACTTTTTGCACTGGTTGCGCCAATTGCGCGAGGAGAAGAAAACTAATCATTTTTCATTTATATCCCAGAAATATTCGCAGCCCTCATCATCATGTGGCGGTGTAGAAAAATAGTTTTGGAAATGGCTTTCAGGCGCGAC